TTGTTTTCTTTTTATTTTTGAATTTTGTTAGTTTGCATCTTTTTAAAAAGGGTAAAAATAAAATAAAAAATGGGTTTATAAAATTGAAAGACTCAAACTCGGTCCAGTAAATTAAAAATTGAATGGGATTATTTTTGTTTTTTATTTTAAAATATTTTTTCGACCCTATTTTATTCATCCTCTTTTCTATTCAAACTAACAAAAATAAAAGCAGTATCACCCTCATTATTATTATCCTCACCCCCATCATCCTTATCAATCTTTATTTTTTCCCCAAAACATTTGTTCCAATTCTTTTCCGTGTCGTTCCCGTAATTGTTTATTGGGACAATGATTATGCACCACATGCAATTGTTCTTTGGGATACATCCCAGATTTGTCCCCAGTTCCGTCATCCATGGACCTGCCTTTGCGACGGAAAAATTCATTTTTAGACTGCACAATATAATGGGCAATGTATGCGGGAGCATTTTTAAATTCCATATCCACCACGTTAAATGGCGATGTGGGATCCATACTATTTCCAGTCACAGCAAAACTACGATTGGTATGGATGGCGGGATAATAATGCGGATTGGTTGCATCCCGAACTGCGGTGGGTCGTACAAACGTTTTTACATGCGGATTTAGTTTATTGTCCGAACATATAAAATTATTCATTATTAAACCGGGCGGTTGTGTTTCGTAGTTGGAGGAACCAAACATGAGCCAATTTACTGCCAAGGTATCGGCAAAATAAAAGGAAGTTAATAATTGCTTTAATGGGTTTTCGTCTTTAAACACACCTGTGTTGATAGTAAGAAATTCATCCGCATCTAAATATAACAACCAATCTACACGTTCTTTAATACAGCAATCTAATGCTATATTCATCAGCGGGATTTTAATATTGGTGACGGAATTCAAAAAAACTTTTTTTGAATTATCATCATCAATACGAATCACATGAATTCGGCTACTTAATCGTGTTTTTGCATCTGGGTTTGTGACCCAGTAATCGTCCAACAAAGTTTGAATCGGAACAATCGACATGTGGTCGTAAATAAATGTATGGGTAAATCCCAAATGTAAATGATGAAATATCCATTCCAATATACTCGGTTCGTCCCTTGCATTGGTAAATAAAAATATTTTCTCCGGACATTTTTTCGTTCGCTTCACAGGTGTTTGTGGCAATGAATTGCTATTATTCCGTGATTTTTGCATTTTAAACATCATTTATAATTTTTATTATTTAAACCAAAAAGCATTTAACTCATTTTTGTTTTAGGCAAAATACAAACTAAAACTACAAATAAATTATAATAAAAATAACCAGACACAATATATAATGTTGTTTGAGAACCAGCGTCATATTCATGAAAAATTGGATTTCTTTTGTACGACCAACAACGTGCCGAATATTTTATTTTGCGGACCCACGGGTTCAGGAAAAAGTACTATAATTCACAATTTTATCCATCAAATATACAATCAAGATGCGGTTAAAATTAAAAATTATACCAAATATATTGATTGTACGCATTCCAAAGGAATTAAATTTATTCGCGAAGATTTAAAATTTTTCGCCCAATCTAATTTTATCGATGAAAATACATTTAAAATAATTATCCTACAAAATGCCGACAAATTAACTATTGACGCCCAATCCGCACTGCGTCGATATATTGAAATATTTATTAAAACCACCAGGTTTTTCATTGACGTTGTGGAAGAGTTTGGGTTAATTAAACCCATTTTATCCCGTTTTTGCACCTTATATATACCGCTTCCAGTTTCTGATAAAACAAAAAAAATCGTTAATTTATACAAACTCAACATGACCCGTAACCCAAATTCAACTATTTTGACAAAAATAAACGCAACCAACCGCGACAATATACGTAAAAAAATCCAATTATTGTTGAAAAAACATCACTCATTAACAAATACCAATGTGTTGTGTATGGCGGACGCTTTGTACAAAGCAGGAGTCAGTAGTTTGGACGTTGTCATTTTAATTAAAAACGGGACATTAATGCATAATAATTTGGCATTGCAATATGACATCTTGTATGCGTTTAATAATTTGCAAAAAGAAATACGATGTGAAAAATTGCTAATGGCAACTCTTCTACAATCCATTGTTACACACACTAATATTATTCAATCTTTCGATTTGGACGGTCAAAAGGAAGATAAATAGGACATCAATTTACAAATTAACATATATCCAAAGCCAAATATCACACTGCAAAAACTAATCCCAAATAAGTTAAGTTGAGTTCCAGACTCGATGTGCATGGCGGGCAAATATTTATACAATAGGAGCCGCACAACTGGAAGTTGAAATATAAAAAATAAAATCCCCAATAAAATGGGCGTTTGTAGTTCGTCATAAATATAATTAAACGAATCCGTTTTGCGATTATTTGCCGTGTTTTTTTCCGTAATTTCGTCATAATCATTTTCGTCTTCTTCTTCCTCAAACCGCACACGTTGATTGTTGTTGGGGGGAATATAATTTGGATTTACTTGTGCATCTTGCTGGATGTTCTGCGGAATATCGCGCACTGGAATGGAGGTTGCTCCTGAAGAATTCGCTTCTTGCAGACCACGAACCAATTCTTGTACCGTGTCTGAATCTAAAGATACTCCATTATCTTTTGGTGGAAATTCTACGCTAGGATTATACTGCGCATTTGGATCGGCGGATTGGACGAATTGACTGGATTCCGACATTGTATCCATTGGAGGGACAGGTAAATTGTTGATGCTAGTAGACATTTCTTTTTGCTAGATTATAGTATGAATTATTCCAATCAAAAAAACGCATGGAATTTCAATATTTTTAACAACTCTTTCCACATGATTTTTCCAATAATTGCGTTTGATTCCCTATTTATACGGTTTAAAACTTCCTTCCCAACAATTATAATATAATTGTATATAAATGACAAAAAAAAGAAAAACTAAAAAGCATGTAAAGAATAAAAAAAGAACATTGCGAAAAAAAAAGCAAAAAAAAAGAGCTGGCGCAAAAACATCGGCGTCTCAAAAAATAGGACAGTTTATGCAACAAACTAAACCGCAAAGACAGTCCATTTTTTTAAAAAACATTTGTTCTGATTCTGGAGTTTGTATTGCGTTTGGTATTGAAAACAACAAAATCAAACAATTCTTTAATAAGTTCACTGCGTTTGATTATGTGGTCCCGCCGATTACCTCTATTGGTTCGGTAAGTGCAAACGGTTTTATAAAAGAAATCAATTATCAACACCGAGGTTATACCGCCAGCACTATTCTTAAATCTTCTCAAAAACCTAGTGCGGATAATTTATATTATGAATATGCGGTGGGAATCCAAGTGAATCAGTGGATCCCCTTTTTTCCATGTTTTGTGGAAACCTATGGATTGTATGGATATGAAGATCCTTTTGTGTACGAATGGGTGCGAGATAATCCTACTATTGTCGATATATCTTCGTTTAAACAAACATTGCAATTAATCAAATCAGCCGACAACCCAAACCAACAATTTGATGAACAATATAAAATTGTATGTACTATATCTCAATACTTAGCCGTATTAATCCAACATATTCGAGGAGCCATCACGTTTGCACATCACTTGAAAAATAATATTGTTAGCGACGTTTCTAAATTAGCTATTTTAGCACAAATATATATTCCCTTGGCACATTTAACCAACCAATTCGTTCATAACGATTTGCATACAAGCAATGTGATGTTGTACCAACCTTCTCCCGGAAAATACATTACATTTTATTATCATTTGACAAACGGAAAAATAATTCAATTTAATTCATATTATATTGCTAAAATAATTGATTATGGGCGTTCATATATACCCGCAAGCAAATATCTGTACGAAAGTTTATGTCAAACAAACGAATGTAATCCAAAATGCGGTTTTAATTCTGGTTTTGGTTGGATGCAAAAAGATTTGACTTCCCAATATTTGTTTACTAGCACACTAGTTCGAAACCCCAGTTCAGATTTAAGACTGATGGCGTCTAGTTCGCTTTATCCCAATCAAGTAATATATAATGAAAGATATGGCACCGCTCCTTTGGAAACATCCGGAAATATTCAAGGACCTCTGGCAAAAATTCATAATGTTGTGGATGCGGCCATGTGGTTGCAAATTCAACTTGATAAAAAAATCATTCAAACGTATTTAAGCAATAAAGATTACCCACCAAATAACAAATTCGGCGACTTGCATATTTATATGGATATGTCCAAGCCAATGGAATTTATTCCATTATTATATGGACCCGAACGCGATCTTAATGTTTAAAATGTCTGGTATAAAATAATAAAACTATATATAAATACTGTATTATGGATAAATATAAATTTGATTTTAATCCAAAAAATTGCAATCCAATATATTTTAAGGAATTATTTTTATTGTTAAACGCAATTTCTCCTGAAAAAGAAAAGTTTTAAAAAAGTAATAAAACACAAATTTCAAAGTTAAATATTAAATGTGAAAACGAATTTAACTCGTGTGAACCCGATGAATTTTTTTAATAATAAAAAACAAAGTCGTTCAAGTGGTATCCAGTATCGCAGTTTTATCTTTTTTTTGAACAACCGTTCATATTTGTATTATGGTGGTCAATGTGAGAAAGGATGGAAAAAACATTTTTCCGCGAATCATTAATCATTTATATTTTAACAAATCAACCGTTTTTTGTTCCGTGCTTTTGCCACATTCCATAGTTTTAAATAATTCTTGACCGTAAATTTCTTGCAAAAGCAGCCATTCAAATAATCCCCCCCCATAAATTTGTATTTTAACTTGACTTAAAATACCAAGCATTTTTAATTGCTCTACCTTTTTAGACACGGTTAAATCCCGACAATTTTTTCCATATAAAATGATAATACGAATGAGCGAACGTCTCTCCATCAACTCATTCAACAGTTTCTCTTCTTCTTCCGGACTTTTTGTGAATTGAATTAAACACTGTTGGTCTGTAGACAAAAGTGTGCTAATTATTATTGTATGGTTATTATTGTGGTCCGACAAGATTTGTATTGTATCCCGTACAAGTTCAAAACCAATGGGTTCAGATTCTTTGTTTCCCATTTATTATTAATATTTGTTAGTGTTATTATAATTTATATTCATTTATATTATTTTGTTTTGTTTATTGGGTTTTTTTTAATATTAGGAATAACGTTATAAATATTATGTTTTATGTGCAAAATAATATAAACCATTAAATAAACAATGAATTCCATTCAATATGAACGAAGTTTAGACGGAACTACTGCAACAAATGTCGGAACTACTGCAGCAGCAACTGCCAATTATTTATCAGACGCAAGCACAACAAGTAGCGGACTAGTAGACAAATTATTCAACCATTCTTGGAACACGTGGCTTGTTGTTATTTTAATTTTCGCAATTTTAGGCATTAATGTGTTTTATATCTTAGGAAAAGGCACACAACAAGTTGCCGCCCTATTCCAACCCATAATAAACGTGTTTTATAAAATGCTTAAATTGTTCGGTTTTACTACTTTAGAAACCATCAAACAAACCGCGAATGTAAGTGCCACAGGAACGAATGTATTAGCAAACACGGTCGCAGAAACCACTATAAATGCATCCAATAAAATAGAACAAATAGGTGCCACACCCATAGGAACAACCACGTCTGCGTCTATAAAAACAGCACAAGGACAAACCCAGCAAAACGGAAGTCAAATTGACTACGGACAAGAAAACAATGAAATGATGGATGTTCGTCATAATACGTTACAAATAGCACTAAACGATGCCGAGACGCATATGGAACAAAATAATCAAAATAAAAATGACGGAATTAATCCCGATGATTCTTATAGTTCTATTCAATCTGGTAACAAAGCGGGGTGGTGCTATATAGGAGAGGAACGAGGAATTCGTAGTTGTATGAATGTGGGCATAAACGACCAATGCATGTCAGGAGATGTTTTTCCTACCAGCGACGTGTGCGTGAACCCTAGATTGCGTGTATAACTGTTTTATAATTGATTTTTTAAAAAAAATCCCAAGGTTAAACAATATAAACATAATTTATTATACAATATAAACAATGGAACATGTGTCTATTGAAAGTATTAAAAAAAAATTTAAAAATATGACTAATGGAACAAAGCTTATAACTGAACTAATAAAACATCAACCTATTGGTCTTCATTTTAGAGATGAAGAAATTGAACTATTACTGAAACAACACCCAAACCAGGGAAAAATTACAGAAATTGAATACCTTGTCGTTCAAATAAGACGTCCATATAATCAACCTGCATTATTTGTGAAAAATACAACAGATATTTTGGAACAAGACATATCCTATAAATATTGTTTGAAAGCATTATATAGCAAATAATATTGAAAATAACAATAAAGACGTAATTTTTTATAATTAATTTGTTTTTTAATTATAAACTATTGAGATTCTATATTTTATAAACATGGTATAAAAGAATTACCAACTAACATATAAAAATGGAAATACTGGAATTTCATCATTACGTACAACGAGTAAAGGAAGAAAATCTACATCCTAAAATGACAACTCCATTAAAGGTGTATAATTCAACTCCTTTGGCAGAAATAAACCATCTTATTTTTTACGGACCTCCTGGGATAGGAAAATATAGCCAAGCACTGAATTTTGTCAGTGCTTTTAGTGCAAAAGAATTAAAATGTACGAAAAAAATAACCATTGATTATGAATCGACCGACAAATCGACCGACAAATCGAATACATTACAAACAAAAACAAGCGATATACATTATGAAGTTGATATGGGTTTACTTGGATGTTTATCCGAATCTATTTGGCACGCTTATTTTACTCGATTTGTAGAAATTATTTTAACTAAACCCCATAAAACAGGAATTATAATTTGTCGCAATTTTCACGCGATTCATAGCAAATTGTTGGACGTCTTTTACAGTTATATGCATCATAAATACCAATACAAAATATATATAAAGTTTATACTAATCACAGACGCCATTAGTTTTATACCTGAATCTATTTTAAATATTTGCGATATTATTTCTTTTGCAAAACCAACCAAGTCCGCATACACTCGCATAATACAAAATAATCTAAAACCCTACAATTCTTCATCTTCTGGTCGTTACATTCAACAGCACATTGGTGAAATAGATTCCATCAGCAATATACGATTATGTGAAATGAATTGCACTCCAATAAAAAACAAACAAGAAAATGAATCGTATCATGCAAATTGTGTTGCAATGCAAATTCCACATAATTCAATTTGTCAACCTCTATGCAACTATTTATCTTTTCCCGAAACCATTCAAATATCTCTAGTACGAAATGCATTGTACGATATTCTTATATATAATTTAAACATGTACGATTGTGTTTGGCTTCTATTGAATCACGCCACCTTTCTCATAAAGGAAAAAGAAAAAGAAAAAGAAAAAGAAAAAGAAAAAGAAAAAGAAAAAGAAAAAGAAAAAGAAAAAGAAAAAGAAAAAGAAAAAGAAAAAGAAAAAGAAAAAATATCCAATTTGCTGGTTAAAAGTGCACAATTTTTTCAGTTATATAATAATAACTACCGCCCGATATATCATATGGAATTGCTGTTTTTTAATATATTAGATATCGTTACACAAAAATAATGCTGGTTTTGTTAGTTTTACAAAACCAAAACCCCAACAAACACAATTACTGTATAATGTCTATTTTCATTGGCTTGCTCATATTGACATATACATTCAAATCTGCTATTTTTTTAGACGGGTTCCACTTTGTGTAATATTCAATCCTATCTGTATCTTTCATAAAGCCTTGCAAATAATCGGACGCATCGGCGACGTTGTTGATTTGATCCGGAAGTCCCCGTTCTGGGTTCGGCTCGGTTCCATACATTTTATCGTCCTCGTCGTCAATCCCAACCCCAAACTGAATGGCATCAAAATCCGGGTATAGGTCGTTGAATAATCGCAAATCCGCACTTGGGTTGTGTAGCATGGAACTAATAAAAAACTCGGTAGGACCCGTTTCTTCCTCAGTGGTCATCCAGTTGAACCCGTATCCCCATCCACACCGTGGTTCGCAGTCATCGGTTTTGCATATTTTTTCGTGGATTTTGGGACTTGCTTTAATGTAAGATCGACCATAGTCAATGATTTTTGCTACATATTTGGATTTAAACGAAACCACGGATCCACTGGGAAAATGGTAATGATACTCGATATATTTTCCCGGAAACGGTTCATACAGCATTACATTGTTGGTATGCAAATCGTAGTGGATAAACTCATCGGTGAGTTGCCCCAAAGCAAAATATACCTGGCACAAAATAGCGTGAATATCGTTGGCGTTTAATTTGTTTTCCATACTTTCCATATCTTTGGCATTTTTTATATATTCAATGAGGATGGCGTAATACTTGGAATTGTTGCACATATCGGCGTAGTCGTAGTTTGGTTGGGGCAAGTTTGCAGACGCAATGGGTGCAAGGGCTTCTTTTAGCATAGTTGCGTCGCGTATAAGTTTGGTTTGTTTAATATACTCATAATCCTCGGGGGTTTTGTATTTATATAGCCCGTATGTTTCAATAAAACAGGGAAAATATTTCGTCCATTTATTGACTTCCATTCCCACCATGTATTCATACACCAAATTGTCCGCCATTTCTTCCGAGGATGACTTGAATATTGCGTGGGTAGAATAAGGGGGGCGTCGGTAATTGATTTCCTTGACAAACCCGTTTTGGCTTGGCGCACCCATGGCACGAATTGGCGGAACAATGTAGTTAAACGCGGAATAGTTGTCAAAATAGGTTTTAATGCGTTGCGTTTCAAAGCCAAATGTCTCTACCATTTTATGGGTGATTGATCGAGTTTTATAAAAATGTTTCGGCAGTTTATATGTTTTTTTGCTTTTTTTAATCGTTTTGCGTCTACTTCTGCTTCTACTTCTACTTCTACTTCTACTTTTGCTTCTGCTTCTACTTCTACTTCTTTTAATCGTTTTGTTTTTAGCCGAGTTGTTACTCTTGCTTTTGGTTTTAACCAACTTAGACAACATATAATATATAATAATATTATAATTAATTTTTTGTTAGTTGGATTTGATAAAAAGGTAAAAGTACCAACTTATTATTTCAATCTTTTTTATTTTTAACTAACAAAATTATTATAATATTATTATATTACAATAATGAATTCGGCTCTTAAATCCAAACCCAATCCAGGAACTACTGTAAAAACTAAACGCAAACGCTGTGATAACGGGACGCATTACAACAAAAAAAGCAAAAGATGTGAGCCTTTTAAAAAATCCAAAAAAAGAAGAAGAATTACGTTTCGGTCGTTCAGTCTCCCATCCTCGCGAAAAACCACGAGCAAAAAAAGAAAAATGCGCGCTACAGACAGAAACAAGTATATTAAATTAATTGACGAGTATAAACAAATGCGCAAAAATTTCGTAAGTGGAACCGAATCGCGCCCCGGTTACATTTACGATTTCTTGCAAAAGATTGCCCGCAAAAACTATTCCAAAGACCCCGAGTTTGCGACTTTTCAAGAGCACTTTTACAAAACATTTATGAGTCAAGACGAATTCATTTCGGCTGAATACGACGAGAAAAAACACAACAGCCTGGTTCGTCTAAGAAAAAACGCAGACAAAAAACAACAATAACCTTATTAGTCAAACTAACAAAATAATAATAAAAAAAGTAGAATAATTTGTCTAATCTTTATTTTTTTTACGCTCTTCCATTTGTTTTTTTATTTCCATTGGATATTCTCGATTGTTGTATGCCATGCATGCCATGTCGTCCATGGATTTCTTTCTGAATACTTTTTCCTCGTTTTCTGGTATATCATCTTCCACAAACCAACGAAATGTATGCACCAATCGCGGAATCAACGTTTCATCTCCACACATTCTATCGTATACATCTGCTAAATTTTCCTTGGTATCGTAATACATTTTATTCAACGTAACTTCTTTATTTGCTATATTCCAAGTCCCGTCTTTGTAAATCATTATGTTGTTGTCACGTAAATTGCTAATGTATAAGTTGTGGTTGTCTTTATTTTTGGAAGAAAAATGCTTTTTTCCAAATAATTTTTCTACAGACCCCTTTACCTTTTCAAAACAAGATATAAAAAACGCATCATTAATGTGGGATAACGTTTCTTCTCCACACACATTGATTGTTATTTTATTGCTGATGTTTGTGTTGTTTGTTGTATTGTTGGTTGTGTGGTGAGTTGTATTGGATTTGTTTTTTAATTGCTCTTTTAATGATTTAATCTCCGACTGTAAATTTGCCTCAATGTTAGTTTGTAACTGATTTTTTAAATGTTTTATTTCCCCTTGTAATTTTAATTGTTCGTTTTCTGTCTTTAATTTTAATAGTTCTTGTTCTGTTTTTAACCGTTCAAATAAAGCTTGCAACTCTATTTCCTCTAGTTGTGGTTTTTTTAATTTACATGGATTTTTTCGGTTTAAATGACTATTCAAATGATATTTACTTTGAAATCTTGTATCGCACCGATTGCAGGAAAACTTCCAATTTATATTTGTTTCGTTAGAAACACATGATTTTATTCGATTTAAATGACTATTATAATGTGACTTTTTTAAAAACGATTTTCCACATTTTTCACAAGTTTTTGAATCCATTTTTTTCTTTTTTCTTTTTCCTTTACAAATATTTTTTATTACAAATTAGACCGAATTAGACCGAATTAGACCGAATTAGACCGAATTAGACCGAATT